ACGCAGATGAATTGCAAAACTCGTTTATCCTATTCAACAATATGATTATTAAGCCGTTTCAAGACGAAATACTTGAAGCCTTTGATAAGGTATTAGCTTATAACGGAGTAGCGTTAAAATTATTCTTTAGAACTCTTAAACCGCTTGAATTTACGGACTTAGAAAATGCACAAACGGAAGAACAAGTAACCGAAGAAACGGGAGCGGATGCAACGGAATTAAAAGCACAAAGCACCGAAGAACAAATAGCGTTAGCGTTACAAGAGTTCGGCGAACAACCGCAAGAAAATTGGCTATTAATAGACGAAGCACCAGTAGATTACGACACGGACGAAGAAGAAAACAACGCTCTTAAAGGCGAAAAAAGTTTATTCTCACGTTTAGTTGAATTAGTAAATACTGGGATCGCTTTTCCTAATTCAAAATCAGAGCAAGACGAAGTAATAGAGGGAATAAAATTTATTACGAGATACGTTTACGAAGGCGAAGACGGCGGGAAATCAGGTAAGACAAGACCATTTTGTAAACTAATGAAATCGGCTAAAAAGATTTATCGAAAAGAAGACATTCTAAGAATGAATCAATCAATCGTGAATGGGTTCTATGTAAACGCTGAAGGGCGAGAAATTGGCTTCGGTCCACGAGGAAATCTAACTTATGATATTTGGCTCTACAAAGGTGGTGCTAATTGTCATCATCGCTGGAACAAAAGAGTTTACGCACAGTTCGATACTCGCTTCGGGATTGACGTAAATAGTCCAAACGCTAAACAAATTGCGGTCAAAAAGGCAGAGAAATTTGGTTATAAAATTAAAAACAATGCACTTGTTTCGACACGTCCAATAGATATGCCGAACCGAGGATTTTTACCTAAATAAGATGGCGGAAGCATTACTAATTACGAGAGACGATTTGGTGCGGTTTACGGCACTCAACGGGAATATAGATACCGATACCTTTATTCAATGGATTAAAGTCGCTCAGGACATTCATATACAACAATATACAGGCACTGAATTGTTAGAGAAAATCAAAGCGGATATAATCGCAAGTACGCTAATCAATCCTTACTTAGATTTGGTAGAGACCTATTTAAAGCCTATGTTGATACACTGGGCAATGGTGGAATATCTCCCCTTTATGGCATATACAATGGCTAATAAGGGAATTTTCAAACATTCAAGTGAGAATGCAACCAATGTAGAAAAAAACGAGGTAGATTTTCTAATTGAAAAACAAAGATATTTAGCGCAAAATTATACTGAGAGATTCATTCAGTTTATGACATTTTCGGGAAATACTTTCCCCGAATATTACACGAACACGAACTCGGACATCTATCCAAACACGGACTCAAATTATACAGGATGGGTAATATAAAAAAGAACTACGAGCCAAAGAAAAGCAATATAATTAAGTTGCAAAAATTGATTAAGAAACTTCAAATAGTTAAGAAATGAATGACTGGGGACAAGCAAGTGTTAATGAAATAGGGTGGGGACAAGCCGTAAGATTTGGAATGGAAATCGGTTGGGGTTCTATTTGTTTAATCAGTCCCTTCGGCGACACAAATATACGAGGATGAATGACCATTTAAAAGGACTATCGGTATTATATTTTCTCCTTAGCTACATAGGGGTAGCATTTGCAATTTTTGAAGCACCATATTTTTTCGTCAAACTTTTTGCGGTTTCCTTTGGGTTGCTAAATACCATTCAACTTTTAAACGAATATAACGAGAGAGATGAAAACTAATATATCTTTTATTTTGCTTTCGTTTTTAAGTATTCTTGCTCCCGTTGTACCTATGATATTAATAGCTATAACCTTTATTTGGTTAGATATGGTTTTCGGATTGTGGCGAAGTATTAAGTTAGGCGGGTGGAAGGCGATTCGTTCCCGAAGGTTATCGAACACAATTTCAAAATCACTGTTATATTCAGGGGCAATAGTTGCGGTTTTTTTCTTAGAAAAACACGTCCTATCAGACATCTTAGGAATGTTTATTTCAGTCGATTTAATACTCACCAAAGCATTTACTTTCTTCTGCACTTTTGTTGAGATAAAAAGCATCAACGAAAGCTACGAAGACATTACAGGCAAGAACGTATTAAATGCGTTCAAGGAATTTCTAACACGCACCAAAGAAGATTTAAATGAGTTCAAACCTTGACATTCAAAAGATAGTCCAAAAGAGATTATCAAAGGGACAATTTTTTGAGGAAAATTCCGAGAAATCCCAAATCTATTTACACCATACAGCAGGTAATGGAAACGCTGAAGGGGTGGCACGTTATTGGAATAGCAACGATTCGCAGATAGCAACGGCATTCGTAATCGGAGAAAACGGAACAATCGTACAATGCTTTTCATCTAAACACTGGGCTTGGCACTTAGGAATAGATTCTCAGGATTTTGCGGTCAGGGGCTTAGGCTATAAGAACTTAAACAAACTTTCGGTAGGAATTGAGGTGTGTAATTGGGGTATGCTAAAGGAAAGGGGAGGAAAATTCTTCAACTATGTAGGGGGCGAAATCAACCCAAGTTATGTAACTACTTTAGAGGCCCCGTATAAGGGCTACCTACATTGGTATAGATACACGGATTCACAAATCGAATCCTTACGTCAACTTGTAGTATATCTCTGCGAAACCTACGACATACCGAAGACCTATCGTGAGCAAATTTGGGGCTTAGATTTAGAAGCGTTTAAAGGTTCAAAAGGTATTTTCACTCATAATTCAGTCCGCAAGGATAAGTCCGATATTTACCCGTGTCCGAGAATGATTAAAATGCTACAAGATTTATGATACGTTTAATGCTATTTATAAGCGTTTTAACGCTACTTTCGTGTTCAAGTGAACGCAAAGCACAATACCACTACCGAAAAGCGCTTAAACACGGTCTAAAGGTGGTTAAAGATACCGACACAATTCGAATAACTACATTAGATAGTTTTCCAGTTATAAAAAACAACGAAATTGTTTACGAAAAATTCATAACTACTAAGGATACTATAATAGAATTTAAGAATATTTACGTTCCGAAAACACGCTTTCAAACAAGAATAGAATACAAGGAAAGAATCAAGACCTTACGAATAGAAGGAAAGACGAAATGGAAAACTGCTAAAGCGGTTCAGCCAGTGAAATATCGAACAAATTGGTGGGTTGTTTTGATTGCTTTCGTGCTTGGATTCATTATAAGATTCATTCTAAATTCGACCTTTATTAATAGGGTTCAACTTTTCTTCCGATATTTCGGTCAAATTTAACAAATCAAACTTGCCTATGAACTTAATCAAACACGGACGCAATGTCCACGAATTGCAACTTGACGGTAAACAAGTCCACGTTGCTATGCTTTCCGATTTACACTGGGATAACCCTAAGTGCGACCGAGATTTATTAAAGAAGCATCTTGATTGGTGCAATGAAAACCAAATCCCAGTAATTATCAATGGCGATTTTTTCTGCTTAATGGAAGGGCGGGGAGACAATCGAAGGTCGAGAAACGTAAGACCCGAACACTCAAACACAAGGTATTTAGATTCAATCGTGGAAACGGCGGTGGAATGGTTTGCTCCTTACTCGGACATTATAAAGGTTATAGGTTATGGAAACCACGAAACAGGGGTAATTAAGTACCAGGAAACCGACTTACTTAGAAGGTTTGTGGACCTATTAAACTATAAATGCAAGAGTGATGTTCAAGTCGGTGGTTACGGTGGTTGGATAATCATTAAACAAAACTTTTATGGGACTATTCAAGGAAGCACCAAAATTAAATACTATCACGGTTCAGGTGGTGGCGGAGTAGTTACTAAAGGAGCATTAAACTTGACACGAGCTTTAGAAATGTACGAAGATATGGACGTGTTCACAATGGGACATATCCACGAGAACTCCAGTAGAAATGACGTAAGGGAATGCCTTAACGTCCATTCTAAGACAGGATACTCAGTTAAGCAAAAAAACATTCATTTAATGCTCACGGGTACTTATAAAGAAGAATATGGCGAAGGGGCTTATGGCTGGCACGTTGAACGTGGCGCACCACCAAAACCATTAGGAGGGCGAATATTGAAAATCGAATGCAAATTAGTTGATAACATCTTACATAAGAATGTGGATTCATTCAAGTTTCCGTTGTAAATTTGCTTATAGCGTTTTTAATTAGGGAGGAAACTCCCTTTTTTTATGGACAAATTTTGTCCTTTTTTATACCTTAAAGGGTATTCAGGAGTAAAAAACCTGTCTGTTTATACCCGTAGGGTTACAAAATTGCGCCTATTATTAATCCATAGGTTTACAATATAATGTAAATTTCACGTTTTTACCCTGATTTTATGTGGATTTCTCCACGATTATACACTTATAATGTGATTCCTTATTTAGAATGAATATAAATTACATATTTTTGATGCTCTGAAACCCTTGTAAACATTAGGATTTTAAAAATAATTGTAAAAAACTTTGATTTTTTTTGTTAAAAAGTGTGGTATATCGGAAATAGTATTTATATTTGTGTATAGATAATTAATAACAATTAAAAAAAAACGCTATGAAAACTTTTAAAATTATTTATTTAGACAAAGACGAAAACGAGCTTTGAACATCATTAACTGAGCAATACGATTTAAAGGATTGCAAAAAATATGCTGAATTAATTGCGGCAAATTCAAACCAAAATGATTTATTTACCTATGAAATAATTGAACTATGAACAAGGAACAAATGATTGAAATTATTCACGCATTCGAGCAAGAATTGTGGAATGAGAGAAAAGAATCCATTAATGCTTTCGGTTATGGAGACGAAGCTACGCAAAGGTGCATAACTCGGTGGCTAATTATGGACGAATTAATAACAAAACTTAACATCGAAAAAAATGAAACTATTTAAACGAATCTATGAAGGCTTAGACGCCGAAGGACAAATGATGCTGAACTCACTAATCGAAGGTCTAATGGTCTTCGGTTCGGTAATCGGCTCACTATTATTAATCGCTTATTTTATTACGCTATGAAAACTGACACTACCTACCCATTTTGCGAATTTGAATCGGAAGAGTTCTACGGGGAATGCACCTTTGAAATCATTCCTGATGGCGAAGGAGATTTTGATATAGAAATAAGCACTTACGTTGCTTGGACGTTAGCAGGAGAAATCGAGTTTGAATACCTATTAACTGACAATGAGTTAGTCGATTTGATAAATAACATAGCGGAGGACTGCGCTAATCAGAATGTCTTAGAAAATCTCGAGGAGGACGAAAAAGATTGGAATAACTATTTAAACTTTAAAGATGAACACGACAGAGAAAGGGGTTGATTTACCCGACCAAGTTAATTGGTGGCTTACTGGCGAAGGTTGGCTACATAAAGACGGACACTTTAACTTTAATCACTATTGCAACGTAATAAAAGCAAAATATGAAAACATTCGAAATAACCCATTATTATCAGGAAACCCCGAAGTCAAGAAGGAAAATAAAAAAATCCTATGTCGAAGCATATTCCCCGAGCCACGCTAAATTAGTGTTAGATATTTGGGAAGGAATAATAATTAAAATCAAAGAGATATGATTATAGACATAGCAAGACAGTTAATTGAAGAGAATGATTTAAAGAAAAAAAGTAGAAAAAGACGGAATGTAAATCGGAGGTGCTACATAACAAAGAAGCTACGAGATGAAGGGATAACGTATCAATTTATAGCTGATTTGCTGAACTTGAACCACGCTACTATAATTCACTCCTATAAGATGGCTAACCAATGGGAGCGTTTTCGAGACAGGGACTATCTACTCGACACGGAGCATTTAAGGGTGAACTTTAATTATTTAACGGAACACCCAGTAGAAAGGAGTTTAAACGAGTTTATAACCGATGTCAAAGACTGTATTTCAATTAGGGAATTATATGTTATTCAAGAACGAATGAAAAGAAAAGAATATAAATTCGAAACACAATTAGAATAAATTAGTTATATTTGTGAACGGCTTCCTCTAACATTATAAAGTCGAAAGGTTTGTTGCCCTTGTTTTTGAAGTAGAGGTTAGAGGCTACGGATAAAGCGAGGGTTTTTTATTTATTAAAATTTAAGTTATGTTATTATGAGCGGTTGGATTAAGATACACCGAAAGTTTTTAGATTGGGAATGGTTTAACAAAAGCGAAGCGGTACACCTGTTTATTTATTTGCTATTAAAAGCGAATCACAAAGACGCAAGTTGGCAAGGAATGGACATAAAACGCGGTCAATTTATTTCGTCTTTAGGTAAGATTTCAGCGGAAACGGGAATAAGTATTCAGACGATTAGAACCTTGTTAAATAAGTTTGAAAAGACGAACGAAATAATAGTAAAATCAACAAACAAAAATAGCCTTATAACTATCTGTAAATATGATTGTTACCAAGACGAAACAGAAGAAACTAACAAGCCACTAACAAACAAACAACAAACAACTAACAAACAACTAACAACAAACAAGAATAATAAGAAAGAAAAGAATGAAAAAGAACTATTATTAGACAAGTGGGTAGCATATCGAAAACAGATTAAAAAACCAATTCAAGAAGCTACACAAGAAACAATTTTAAATAAGATGCAAAACTTTACTGAAGAAGAATGTAAGTTTGTTATAAATAATTCTATCGAAAACGGTTGGCAAGGTTTATTTTGGGACAAACTACCTAAACACGAAGAAGAATTATCCGACGATATGAAGGCTTATAACTACGTTCAAAAAATGAAAAATTACATAGACACTAAAGATTACAGAAATGCTGACTAAACAAGGAGATACTATTAAATACTTATTAGACTA